ATATGTTTGACTTGCGTTATCAATTACGTCTCCATGACTTATACGACTTTACTTCAGTCTCATATGTTCCATATGAAATTACTATGCAACATATTCGTACTATTCAATTATTATTTACTGGAACACCACAATTCAGATATAACAGACACATGGGTAAACTTTATATTGATCTAGATTGGCTAAGATTTGTTAAAGAAGATAGCTGGATCGTTGTTGAATGTTATCGCCAATTAGAACCAGATTTAATTACTCTTACTGGAACAGCCAATGTTTCTTCATCAAGTAATAATGTTGTAGGAACTGGAACATATTTTTATAAAGATTTTGTCGTTGGTGATGAACTTGTCATTAATAATGAAGCAAGAAGAATTGTTAATATTGACTCTGACGTTTCCATTAATGTATCAAACGCATATAGTATGACAAGTAATAACAATACAATAGTCAAGACAGGTCTTTCATCTGTTTGGAATGATCGTTTCCTAAAAAGATATGGTACCGCATTGATCAAGAGACAATGGGGTAATAATTTAAAGAAGTTTGCAGGTATTCAAATGCCTGGTGGTGTTACTTTAAACGGACAACAGATATATGATGAAGCTGCTAGAGAGATAGAAGAAATTGAGCAAGATATGATGGTTCTTAACGTATTGCCTCCTGAGATTCTAGTTGGATAATGGCAACCAATCAATATTTTAACAATTATCCGTCACATCAGATAACCAGCGAACAACTGCTGGTTGAAGATTTGGTTATTGAAGCCATGCAGATTTATGGTATGGATGTTTATTATATGCCTCGCGAAAGTCGTGACCAAGTAGATTACATTTTTGGTGAAGATACACTCAAAACATATACAAAAGCATATCCTCTTGAAATGTATATGGAAGATGTTTTGGGTATGGAAGGTGAAGGAGATTTGATTTCTAAATTTGGTTTAGAAATTCGTGATGAAATGACTTTATTAGTTTCAAGACGTAGATTCAAATATACAACAGCATCATCTAATCTTATACGTCCTCGTGAAGGTGATTTAGTTTATATTCCAATGCTACAAAACTTCTTTGAAATTACCTTCGTTGAACATGAAAATAATCAAGCGATGTATTATACTTTAGGTCGTGGTCGTGGTGGTAATGTTTATGTTTATGCATTGAAATTGAAACAATATGTATTTTCAGAAGAAATTATTTCAACAGGTATTGATGAAATTGATGAACAAATTCGTGATTCATATAAGAGAACTGAAATTATTTTGAATACTGGTAGTGGTACTTATCTGAATGATGAAATTGTATATCAAAGTCCAAATAATTTAGCAAATGCAACATCACAAGCATTTGTTCATTCATGGGAATCAGATACTAAAAAACTTCAGATATATTTGGTTAAAGGTGAATTTTCAAATACCGCGAATGTGATTGGTAATACTTCAGGTGCAATTTGGAGTTCAAACACTGTTGATGATTTTGCAAATGATGATAATATATTTGAAGATATTACTGATAACAAGAGAATTCAAGTTGAAGCTGATGATATAATAGATTTCTCTGAGAAAAATCCATTTGGGGAAGTCTAATGTTACATAATCAACCATTTTATAATAGAACTATCAGAAAAGTTGTTGTTGCTTTTGGCACAATATTCAATGATATTTATTTGGTAAGATATACAAAAGATGGTGCAACAGCAAAAGAAAGAATAAAAGTGCCTCTTTCTTATGGCGCAAAAGAAAAATATTTGACACGAATTACATCTGATCCTACGCTGACTAAATCTATTGCCGTAACTGTGCCTAGAATATCTTTTGAATTGACAACGATGACGTATGATGCTTCTCGTAAACGTCAAACTTTGATGCAGAATTTTGCGCCAAATAATACAACATCTCTAAAGACACAATATAATCCTGTTCCTTATGATTATGGTTTTTCAATGTCCATTTATGTAAGAAATACAGAAGATGGCGCAGAAATATTGGAACAAATATTACCATTCTTTACACCAGATTTCAATGTCACTGTAAATTTCATACCTTCACTTGACCAAAAATATGATATTCCTGTCATTCTAAATTCGTTGTCAAATCAGACAGAATATGAAGGTGACATGATGAATACTCGTTTGATTATTTGGAATCTGGAATTTACAGTAAAAGGTTATATTTGGCCAGCTGTTGTTACTGCACCTCTTATCAGACAAGCAAATACAAATATCTACATTGATGGTCAACAGAAAAGCCTACAAGAAGTTTATGTTGATTATGCAAACGGTAATGGTGTCTTTGCTCAATCAGAAACATTACGAGTTGCTAATAAGAATATAACTGGTTCATTGTATTATTTCAGTAACAATAGCACAGGTATTCTTGTTGTTGAAGGTCTAACTGAACTTATTCAAGTAGGTGATGTTATTGTTGGTGACGTATCAAATGCAACATATACAGTTTCAGCACTTGAAAAATCACCAGTAAAAGCATTACAAGTTGTCACTACACCTAATCCAGAAAATGCGACACCAAATAATGCATTTGGTTTTTCTGAAACATATACAGAATATCCTAATACATTATGAGCAAACTAAACGATACATTATCAGAAGTTTTGGATGTAGAACCTATTCCAGAAGAAAATACAGCAATTACAGTTGTTGAAGAAACGCCTGTAATTTTATCAGATTCAGTTGTTGAAGCAGATACGGAATTCGCAAGAACAAATATTCGGTCACTGATACAAAAAGGTAATACTGCAATTGATAAAATATTACAAGTTGCTGATGCATCTGAACATCCAAGAGCATATGAAGTTGCTGCTGGATTCATAAAAACAATTTCTGATTTGAATAAAGATTTGTTACAACTTCAAAAAACGAAAAAAGAATTGGAACCTAAACAAGTTGATGGACCAAAAAGTATCAATGTTGATAAAGCCGTGTTTATTGGCTCAACAGCAGATTTACTAAAACAAATAAAAGAGAGTAGATAAATGGAAACTTTATTAGAACAAATGAAAGTGATTTTAGCGACAAATTTTTCGCTATATCTAAAATCGCATAATTATCATTGGAATATTGAAGGTAGTAATTTTCCTCAATATCATGGATTTTTGGATACTTTTTATAATGCTGTATGGGAACAAACAGACAGCATAGCAGAACATATTCGTATGTTAGGTTCATATGCACCAGGTTCTTATACACGATTTATGGAATTATCTGATGTTCAAGAAGCAACAACAATTCCTGATGCGATGACAATGATGACAACACTCAAAGAAGATAATGACAGATATATCATTCATCTTCGTGCGGGTATTGTTGCTGCTGATAATGCACATGAACCTGCTGTATCAAACTTTTTACAAGATATTTTAGGCGCACACCAAAAACACGCTTGGATGCTTCGTAGTATCACCAAGTAAAAATTATGGATGCAGGTGGTTACATGGGCAATGCTCGCCTCAAGCGAGTAGGTGTCCAATTATCATTCACAGAAGAACAGACCAAAGAATATATCAAATGTTCTTTGGATCCTGTTTATTTCATCAAAACATATGTAAAAATTGTCAACGTTGATAAAGGTTTGATTCCTTTTGACATGTGGAAGTTTCAAGAAGAAATGGTTGAAACTTTTCATAAAAACAGATTTTGTATTGCGAAGATGCCTCGTCAAGTTGGTAAAACAACAACGACAGTTGGTTATATGTTATGGTCTGTATTATTTCAAGAAGAATATTCAGTTGCTATTCTTGCTAATAAAGGTGGTCTTGCGCGTGAGATTTTAGGTAGAGTTCAAAAAGCATATGAATATTTACCGTTATGGCTTCAACAAGGTATTATATCTTGGAATAAAGGTAGCATTGAACTTGAAAATGGTTCAAAGATATTTGCATATGCAACATCTGCAGCTGGTGTTCGTGGAGGAACTTATAATCTGATCTTCCTTGATGAATTTGCTTTCGTGCCACAAAACATGGCAGCAGATTTCTTTCAATCAACTTATCCTGTTATTTCTTCTGGTAATACTTCAAAAGTTATTATTGTATCAACACCAAATGGATTGAATCAGTTTT